TGCACGGCGTTGGAGAAGATCGAAGCGCCGCAGGCGACGACGCTCGACGCGCGCGGCTGCACGGCGTTGGAGAAGATCGAAGCGCCGCAGGCGACGACGCTCGACGCGAGCGGCTGCACGATTCGACTGGCGGACATCAAGGCTCGGATCGCGCGTGACGTGGAAGGATTCTGCGAAACCAAGCTCCTTCCTCTTTTGAGTGCCGGCGGGCGATTGGAAGAGGCGTTGAAGCCGGAACACTGGGCGTGCCACGAGTGGACGAACTGCCCGATGGCCGCGGCGTTCGGCGTAACCTGCGAGTCGGAGATCCCGCGCAAGTGGAAGAAGGACGCCGAGTTCTTCGTACGCAACTATGACGCGGGACTGATTCAGCGCCCGGAAGTGAACGCGGAGCCAGTTGAAGCATGAGGCGACGAACGCAAACCAAGGTGCGGCTGGAGAAGGAGTGCGATATCCAGCAGCGGATTGTGGATCTGCTGGAAGCCGCCGGCGCGATGGTGGTGGAGAATCGCTCGCAAAAGTGGGACGCGTTGGCGACGGCGCGGGCGGCGCGGAACAGTGCAGCGCGGCAGCGGGCGAAGGGCCAGGTGGATCTGATTGTTGCGCTTCCAGGTGGCGGCACATTGTGGATTGAAGTAAAGCGGCCCGGCGAAAAACCAACGATCGACCAGGTTCAACATCACGCCGGATTACGCATTTTGGGGCACTTGGTGATTGTGGCGACTGGGCACGAGGAGATTTTGGCGTGGGCTGATACGCTCCTGCGCAAGCCAGAGTTACACGTCTACTGCCCGGTTCTATTGGCGTTTGCTCAACGTGTGTCGGGATTCCGGCATGAGCCGGATGCAGCCGCGGCGGCGCAAAAGGGTGCTTGCTCCGCGGCTGGTCGCGTCGAGGGCGGAGCCGCTGCGCCAGCGGCGATCACTCCGCCTTCTTCAAATGAGGCGCGATCATGAGCCAGATTGGCGCCGGACTCGAAGTGTCGCCGGAGAAAGTTTTCGATAACTGCCATACGCGGTTTCTGGAATGCAAGGCGATCCTCGAAGCAAAGATTGGGGTGATCGATCCGGCGGGGAGCTGCCGTTCGTTGTGGCGTCCGGACCGCAGCGCCAGGCTGGCTGAGTACGCGGCGGACTTTGCGATTGTCGGACGCAAGGCGCTGCGGAAAACCTTCGGCGATGACTGCGTAGAGGCGCGATTGTTCCATCACCGGTTTGTGGACGATTTCACGGTGCGCGAGGCGAAGGCTGCGTTGAACCTGGGGAACGCGAGCTACCGGCAACACGAGAACACGATCCGGCGAGTGGTGGGCGCCGCGCTGCTGGCCGAGGGTCTGTGGCCGGTGGGGAGCTATTTTACCGAGCGTGGAAGGAAAACCGAACAGTGATGGACACACCGATTGAAGGACTGCTGGACGAAACCGAAGACTTGGAGCGGGAGTGCTACGAGTGCGGCGGCGACGGGTGGGTAGTCGATCAGTGCGACGAAGACAGTTGCTGCTGTGAGGATCCGGAGGCGTCACACGGGCTGGTGCCTTGCTCGGTTTGCAATCTGGAAGGCAAGCAATGAGAAGTGGGAGCGGGGGAAAAAAACACAAGGAGAGTGGTGAATGAGCAAAAGCGCGATCGCGGCGTATGGCGTAGGGGCGCACAACAACGTGCCGGTGGACCTGGTGGTAGCGTCGAAAACCAATCCACGGAAAACATTCGACAAGAAGGCCGATGCGGACCTGGCGGCCTCGATTAAAGCCAAGGGGCTAATCCAGCGCGTGATCGTTCGGCCGCGGATGGATCAACTGGAGATTGTCGCCGGCGAACGGCGGTGGCGCGCGCACCTGGCCGCGAAGCTGAAGACGATCAACGTCGACGTGGTGGAACTGAGCGACGAAGAAGTACTCGAGACACAGATCGTGGAAAACGATCAACGCAAGGACGTGCATTTTCTCGAACAGGCGCGCGGATACGTCGAGCTGGCACGCACGCGCAACATGACGGCCGAACAGATTGCGGAGCGCGTGGGCCGCGAGCCGTCGCGCGTCGCGCGGTTGCTGCGCTTGGGCGTGGGGCTGTCGCCGAAGATGGACGCGAAGTGTTTTGACGGAACGATCACTGAAGCGAAGGCGATGGAGATCTGCCGGCTGCAGCCGAAGGATCAGGAGTCGATTGACCGCTGGGTGTTGGAGCGCGGCGTGGGCGAGCTGCGCAACTACATCGAGCGCGAGTTCCTGCTGGATCTGCACAAGGCCGCGTTTTCGAAGTCGGATGACAAGCTGGTGCCGGCGGTCGGATCGTGCGACGCGTGTCCGAAGCGGGTGGGCAATCAGCCGTTGCTCTTTCCGGAGGTGAAGAAAACCGATACGTGCACGGACCGGACCTGCTTCAACGGGAAAATCGAGGCGGACGTGAAACAGAAGCTGGCCGCGGCGCCGGAGCTGATCCAGGTAACGACGGAGCATTCGAATCGCGGGAAGACGGGCGTGGTTTACGTCAGCGAGTACGGCGGCGGCGATGCGCGATTCATGGAAGCCAAGGCGGCGAAGTCGGATCCGACGGTGAAGAAATGCCTGATCATCGACGGGGCGAAGGCCGGCCAGGTGGCGTACGTGACGACGAAGAAGCCGAAGGCTGCGGTGGACTCGTGGCAGGCGAAGCAGCGGGAGCAGTCGAAGAAACAGAAGCTGGAACGCTCGATCAATTACGCCATCGTTGAGGCGATTGCGGCGAAGGTGAAGGCGAACGCAACGAAGCCGGCGGACAACATGGCGGCGCTCGCGACGTGGCTGGAGAACCGGAGCTGGGACACGTCGGAGCAGATCTACAAGCTGATGGGCTGGGAGTGGAAGAACAATCACGGCGAGAATCAACTGAAGCGCGTGGCGGCGCTGAGTCCCGACGATCGCGCGCGGCTGATGGTGGTGCTGACGTACGTGGGCGATGTTCAGTACTTGCATGGCGGACGGAAGAAGCTGGACGCGGGCGCCAAGCGGTGGGGCGTCAACGTCGCGGCGATCGAGAAGCCGCTGCGCGAGGCGGCGAAGCCGAAGGGCAAGGCGAAGGGCGCGGCGAACGCAAACAAGAAAAAGAAAGGCGGCAAGTAGTGAGTATCGGCGCCGCGTTGCGGCTGATTCGCGAGGAGCAGCACTTGAGCCAGGGCGATGTCGAGAGACGCAGCGACCTGATGCGGTGCTACATTTCACGGGTGGAAAGCGGCAAGACGGATCCGACCGTGGACACGATCAAGCGCTGGGCCGCGGCGCTTGGCGTGTCGGCGTGGGAAGTGGTCAAGCGGTGGGAGGAGGGCAAGAATGAAAAGCTTTAACGAGGTGACCGAGGAGCAACGCCAGCGAGTGCTGGAAAGCATGGCGGAGCAGGTGGGCGGACCGCGTCCGGAGGAGGAGCCAGGCGAGGTGGCAGAGCCGGTGTGCGTTTGCGGCGAGAACGGCGGGCATCCAATCGCGTGTCCGGTGCATGCCGAGGCGGCGCGGCGGACGTTGCCGATTTTCGCGTCGGAGTCCGAAGGGAAGTAGTGATGTGTGCTGACATAGCTTGTCCGCGGTGTGAATCGCTGGAGTGGGTGGTGGAGATTAGCTCGATCAGCGCCACGAATGGACCACAGCGGTACGAGCTGTTCTGTGCTGTGTGTCGGTTTGGTATCCGGCTGCTGGTTGTGGCGAGCCTGGATGACTTCGACGGAGTGAGAACGTTTGTCAAGGGGAATGTTTCGGCGTGAACCACGCGGTTTTCGCGGAATGTGAGCAAAAGTGAACAGTGGCGGGGAAAGTGGCTGATTTCCCATGTTAGGATGCGAAACTGAACAAAGTTTCGAGGAAGGCCCCGGTCGGGATACCGGGGCCTTTTGCATTGTTGGGGGCATGTGGGAACTGGTCGTAAAAAAGTAGGGAAGCCTAAGCGGAAAAGGAAGTCGTCCGGACTGACGGCGAAACAGAAGAAGTTTCTCCAGGGGAAGGCTCGCGGGTTGAACGATACGGACGCGGCGCGGGAGGCCGGATACAGCGAGCAATCGGCGCTGTCGGGCAAGCCGATGCAGAGTAACGCGGTGCAGGTGGCGTTCCTGCAGTTGATGGAGGAGGCGTGTCCGGACCAGCTGCTGGTGAAGAAGATCCGCGAGGGGCTGGACGCGATGGAGACGAAGATCGCCACGTTCGAAGGAACGATCTCGGATTCGAAGGACTTCATTTCGTGGAGTGAGCGGCGCGCGTATCTGGAACTGGCGTTGAAGGCGCGGCGGCTGATTACGCGGGAGCCGGTGGAAGCCGGCGGCATGGTGAACTTGATCGCTGATCTGTAAAACACCAACACATGAGCGCGAGAAACTTCAAGCTGTCGGAGCTGGTGAATCCTAGCCCGAAGCAGCGGGAGTTCCTTGAGGCGGTCAAGACGCATCGCTTTACGCTGTTTGGCGGCGCCGCGGGCGGCGGTAAATCCTACATCCTGCGCTGGTGGCTGGTGGTTTTCCTGATCGCGGCGTATCGGGTCTACGGGCTGCGCGGCGTGCAGGTGGGTCTGTTCTGTGAAGATTACCCGACGCTGAAGGACCGGCAGATTTCCAAAATCGATAAAGAGTTCCCGCGCTGGCTGGGATCGCTGAAAGAAACCAAGGCCGAAGGCCTGCGCTTCAAACTGTCTCCGGACCTGGGCGGCGGCATGATCCTGCTGCGCAACCTGGACGATCCGGGCAAGTACGACTCTTCGGAGTTCGCGGCGATCGGCGTCGAGGAGCTGACCAAGAATCCCAAGAAGGTGTTTGACGAACTGCGCAAGCGGTTGCGCTGGGTGGGATTCCCGGAAGGCTTCGTGTTTCCCTTTGCGGCGGGCGCAAATCCGGGCGGCATCGGACACGCTTGGGTGAAGGCGCTGTTTATCCTGCTGCAGATGCCGGCGGAGCTGGCCGGCCGCGAGCATGAGTTTGCGTTCATTCCGGCGAAGTCGTCCGACAATCCCCACCTGCCGAAGACGTATTACGCGGACAACCTGGCCACGCTGCCGGCGAAGATGCGCAAGGCATACGCCGAGGGATCGTGGGACGAGTTTGCGGGGCAATACTTCGATCTGTTCAGCGAGCAGCGCAATGTGATCCGCGCGGAGTTGATCGGCATCGAGAAGTGGTGGCCGAAGTGGATCTCGATGGACTGGGGATTCGAGCATCCGTTCTGCATTCACTGGCACACGCGGGCGCCGGATGGGCGAGTGTACACCTATCGCGAGTACTCCACCAATCATTTGAGCGAGCCGACGATCGCGGCGGAGATTGTGGCGCGGTCCGGCGGCGAGCAGATCGACGCGTTTTTTCTTTCGTGGGATGCGTTCGGGCCGTCGAAGAAGCGGGCATCGCAAAAGACGATCGCGCAGGAGATGGGCGAGGTGATCGCGGCCGCGGTGAAGGCCGATCGCTTGAAGGATCCGGAGGATCGCATCGGCACTTCCCTGCCCTTACCGATCAAGGCGGATGACGAGCGCATCGGCGGCTGGCGGCTGATGTACACGATGCTCGAACGGCAGACCTGGTGGATCTCGAGCGCGTGTCCGAAACTGATCGAGTGTTTGCCGACGTTGACGCGCGACGAAAAGAAAGTGGAAGACGTGGCGAAGCGCGACGGGGACGATCCGGGGGACTGCGCACGTTACGGGCTGAAGTCGTATCTGGCGCCGGGCGAGATGCCGGCGGAGCGGGAGTGGGAAGCGAAAGTGGCGGAAGTGAAGAGTGAGAAGCCGGACGTGGACCTGAACACACTGGCGATGATGCATCGCCGGTTCGATGCGCTAAATCGCGCGAAAGCCAAAGTACACACCTGGAGGTGAAGAACGTGAGAAAAGCATTTTCATTGCTGTTGTTGAGCGCGGTGGCGCTGATCGGTTATGTGGCGTGGCACCAGCCGTCGAAAGTCCTGGCGCAGTATCAGCCCACGGTGACCATGACGGGGTTGATCACGTCGACCACGGTTACACCTGGCACGCAAGCCAATGGCGGGGCGATGATCCAGCAAGGCCTGGGGATCGGTTATCACGTCTTGAGCTGGGTGCCATCGGGAACGGTGTCCACCTGCACGATTCAGCCGGAATCGGCGGGAGGCCTCGGCGGTACGTTCGCATTGCAGACGGGTTTTTCCGGAGCCGCGGCGGTCGCTGCGCAGACCTGCACGTCCGCCGGCACATACAAGTGGGTGGGCCCGGCGGTCAACGCGTTGCGCTTGAATCCTACGGCGATGACCGGCAGCGGCAGCGTAGCGTGGAGCTACACCGGATATCTGAATACGGCGGACGTCGTCAGCCACATTTACCAGAGCGCGGATCCCGGGGTGGCGCCGATGACGTTGTTCGCGGCCGCGACCCCCACGGATAACGTGCTGAACATTTTCAATTCGGCGGGGACGCTGCAGTACGCAATCGGTCCCAGCTTCACGCCGGTCAAGGTGGGCGGGTTGACGGTGGTGGGAAACGGAACGAGTTCGGAAGTCTATAACACGGCATCCGCGGCGACGACGGCCACCATTTCCGCGACGACGATGGTTACGCCGGCCGTCGCCACCACCTATCGCTTCTCGGCGTATGTGACGCAGACGGTGGTGGGCGCATCGTGCGCCGGCAATGACACGATCCAGCTGGCGCTGGTGTATCAGGATCCGAACGCGGCCGGCACGCAAACGGTCAACTCGGCGTTGTACACGATCACCACGAACGGAACGATCGGCAACATCCCCTGGACGTCCGGCCGCGAGGTGGTTACCTTTCGCTCGAAGGCGTCGGTGGCGGTTCAGTATCAGGCGACGTATACGCCGAACGGATCCTGCTCGCCGAATCCGACGTATCAAGTGTTCCCGGTGCTGGAGGTTCTCTAACCGTGGTCACTCGACTGCTGCGCACCTGGCTCGATGCGTACTTCCGGGACGTGATCGCCGCGATCCGCCTGGAAGTACGCGCAGCAGTGCGTGAGGAATGGCGAGAGCTGACGGCCGCGGCGGATGGCACATCGGAAGTGCCAACAGAGCGTGAGCCTGTTACGGGTGCCGTCAATCGCTTCCTCAACGAAGAGGCGCCAGTGCTGCGGGCGAATCGCCTGCGGGAGCGCAAGCGCCTCAGCATTCACGAGCGTCGCCGGCAGCTGGAGGAGCTGGACCACCAGACGGCGGTGATGATCCAGGACAAGTCGCGGGTGCGGGGATAGATGGCCGAGGAACAAAAGGCCGCGGGCAGCAAAGTTCCGGAAGACATCCAGCGGGCGTTGAAGTCGATCGTGGAGCAGATCTCGCAGGAGTCGATGATGGACTACCGGCGGGCGATCCGGAAAGCGGCGCGCGGGCGAGCCTATTGGAAGGGCCTTCATTACGGCTGGTTTTCGGAGTCTCAGAACGCGTGGGTGGCGACGTCGCCGGTAACACAGCAAGTGAAGGGCGGCGATGAAGACGAGGATCCGCGGTTCGAGTTTGTGCTGAATATGTATCAAGCGACGGTGATGGTGATCATTGCGGCGCTGGCTGCCAACGGCGTACCACCGACCGCTTTTCTTCCCGTCGATCCGAACAATCCGCAAGACGTCAGCACCAGCCGCTGCGCCGCGGACATCCGCGAGTTCATTTACCGCGCGCAGTCGGGTGAGGACTTGCAATCGTGGGTGCGCTTGAACTGGCTGTTGTGCACGGATGGCGTGGTGCTCGGATACGCGCGTCACTTGCGCGACGGGCAGCGTTACGGTTTCGATGAACAGCCGAACGTGGCGATGCAAGACGCAGAGTTGCGGCCTGCGGGTTACGAGTGCAAATCCTGCGGGGCGTTTTCGACGGAGCAGAGCAATCTCTTCGGCGTGTGTCCTGAGTGCGGCGAGCCTTTGACTCCCGACACGATGAAGCCGGCCATCACCGCGTCGATGCCGGTTACGTTGGGCACGCGCAAGGTGCCGAAGGGGACCGAGAAACTGGACCTCTTCGGCATCTTGGAAACTCGGCTGCCGGCATACTGCTGCACGCTCAAGGAATGCCCCTGGGTGGGCATCGAGATCGAGGTGGAAGTATCGTCGGCACGCGCGGCGCATCCGGAGCTGGCGGAGAAGATCGTGCCTGGCTACGGAACGCTGGAAGGCGACGGCTACGGATTCCGGGCTCGAGAGATGTCGAATACGCCTGCCGATTCACCGTCGCGCGGCCAGATTGACGGCGGCGCGGCGCGGCAAGGCTTCCAGTCGATGGTGACATACGGTCGCTGGTGGCTGCGTCCCGAGCGCTATTACACGTTGCTCGACAAGCGCGAGAGCGAAGGCGGCAAGACAATCGTGCAGCGGTTGCAGGAGATGTTTCCGGACGGCGTGCGGGTGGAGATGTACGGCGATACGTTTGTCGATGCGACGAATGAGCGCATGGACGAGCACCTGGATCTGTGTCACGCGACGACGGGAGATGGAATGTTCACGCCGGCGCTGTGTGAGTCGTATCTGGACATCAACGATCTGGCGAACACGGGGATCAACCTGCATGCGGAGGCGCAGGAGTACGCGGCGTTCGCTCCGGTGTTTTACAAGTCGAACAAGATCTCCGAAGAGGCGATCAACAAGCGGATGCGGCCGGCACAGTACACGCCGATCCACCTGGATCCGGGCGAAAGCATTGCCGGCAACGTGCTGCAGATCGAAGTGAAAGAAAGTTCGGCCGCGGTGGATAAGACGCTGTCGATGGCGACGAGCCTGGCGCCGATGCTGACCGGTGCGGAGCCGGTGCTGGCCGGCGCGACGGATGTGAACATCAAGACGGCGAGCGGTCAATCGCAAGCGCGCAGCCAGGCGCTGCAGCGGTTGGGTATTCCCTACCAGCAGGCGAAACGGTTCTGGGCGCAGATGGATTTATTGCGCGTGAAAGAGTTCGTGCGCTTTCGCACCGAGGATCAGATCAGCTTTCCGGTACCGGCGGGTCGACGCGACGTGGACTACCAGGTGAAGACGATCAAGATGGCGTCCGCACAGGGCAGCGTAAGCGCATACGCCGAAGCAACGGACACGATCCCGACGACGATCGACGCGCGGCGCAAGGCGATCGAGATGCTGATGGGCACGGCGAATCCCGCGATTCAACAGTGGATGGCCGATCCGATGAACCTCGAGCTGCTGGCGGAGTTGTTTGCGATTCCGGACCTCAGCGTGCCAGGCCGCGATGAACGCAATGCGGTGCTCATCACGATTCAGGAGCTGCTGAAGGAAGTACCGCAGCCGGATCCGCAGGGTGGGCAGCCCGCGGCGAGCCGTCAGCCGGATTCATACCTGGACGATCTTGGGATGGTGGCGCAGGTGGTGAAGGAGTGGGCGCGCTCGCCGCAGGGCCAGGCGGCCGCCTCGAATCCCGCAACGCAGCAGGGCTACCAGAACGTGATCCTTTACGGGCGCGCGGCGCAGAACGCGTTGCAGCAGCAACAGCAACAAGCGCAGCAGCAGCAATTGCAGCAGACGGTGCAGGCGCATGTGCAGCGCGACGTGGCGGCGGAGCAAGGAAAGGTCCAGCCGAAGATTGCGGTGAACGCGGCGAAGGAAGACGCGCATGCGAAGGCGCAGGTGCAGGAGCACGCCGGCAAGAAAGCCGTCGATCATCAAGCGCACGTGGCAGCGATGGCTGCCGTTGCGGGATCGGCGCCGGGTCCGGAGTTAGCGCAGCAAGTTTTGTAGTTGTGGTTAAGGAGAGCAACAGATGGCAGTAGAAACAGTGGCGGCAACGCCAGCGCCAAGCACGGGCGCAGCAGCAGGCACGGTCGACACGGCCCGGGAGTCGTCAACCCAAACGTCGGCATCTTCGACAGCAGCATACGTTTCTCCGTACGACGCCTTTATTAACAAGGCGGACGAGTCCGGAACTACCCAGGAAGGCGGACAGCCTGGGACGGAGACGGTAGCAGACGCAACCAAGAGGACCGAAGCGGGGACTGAAACTCAGCAGCAACAGACGCAGGAAGACGCGTCGAAAGTTGCGGAGGGACAGGATCCGGAAGCGCCGGCGGAGTTTCGTGATCATCCGCGGTGGAAAGAGATCTTCGGAAAGTCGAAGGAGCTGGAGACGCTGAAACCGGCGTACGAAGCTCTCACGGCCTTGGTGGGCACTACACCGGAAGACGCTCAATTTGTAGTCCAGCAGGCACAGCACGCGCAGGAATGGCGCGAGCAGATGCAGAACGATCCTGTTGGATTCGCGCGGTTGTGGGGCCAGGCATTTCCGGACAAGTGGGATCAGGTGTTAACGGCGGCGCACTCGGGGCTGCACAACACGATCTACGCTCCGGCGATCAGCAAGGCCGCGACGGCGTTGCGAGAGGCCGGCCAGGAAGATCTGGCGGCGCAGCTCGAAACGCTGGTGCAGCAGACCGCGCCGCGTGCGACTACCCGTGCCGAATCGCGGCAGGAGGATCCGCGGGAGAAGGCGCTTGCAGAACGTGAGCAAGCCCTCGAACAGCGGACCTTTCAAACGTTCCAGGGCGGTGTGAGGACCGAACTGGGGACGGCGATGAAGGCGAAACTGGACCCTCTCATGAGCAAGTTTGCATTTGCGACCGAGGAGTTGAAGGGGCGCGTGGAACAAGCGGTGCTACAGGCTGTCCGCGACGAGATCCGGAAGGACAAAGTGTTTGCCGAGCGCGAGAAGGCATTGTGGCAGGGCGCGCGCGGCAATTACTCGGATGATCATCGCGCGGCGCTGGTGGCGGCGTATACGAACCGAGCATCAGCGAACGGCACGCTGGAGAAAGCAGCGCAGAAAGTTTTTCAGGAGTTTGGCCTGCAGGTGATGAAGCAGGAAGAGGCCAAGCGCCAAAGAGAAGCGGATGCGCAAAAGCGGGTCGAGCCATCGGGCGGCACACCATCGGGCGAGTTGCAAGGCAAGAAGACGATGGCGCAGTTGCTGAACGAAGGCGCGAAGCTGGGACATCGCGGCGAGGCTCTTTACAACTACGCGAACGAACAAATGCTGGCTGCTTCATAGCCCTTTAAGGGCAGAAGGAAACGACGATGGGTGTAGCCAACGTAGCACAGGTGCAAGCGATGTTTTTGGAACGCGTGCTCCCCGACATGCCCACGCTGTGGGGCGTGGAGGATGCGTTCTGTACGTGGATCCAGCCGGGCAAGAGTGGCGCCGGCATCGAGATCCAGAAAGTCTCCGATCGCGCGATGCGCATCGTCTTCAAGGCGGGCCGCGGCGGCGTATCGGGCCAGGTGGACCTGAACGGCGGATCGTTCTTCCGCGGCACCGGCACGCTGTTCAAACAGTTCACGGTGACCACGGTGGGTTTCCAGCACGCGCGGGAAATGACCACCAAGGCCATCGAAGCCTGCAAGGGCGATCAGAAGGCGCTGGAACGTTTGTCCCGTCACGAGATCGCGCAAGCGATGATCGAGATGAAGGCGGCGAAGGACCGGCGGCTGCAGGTGGACGCGTCGCAGGTGCTGGCGATCCTGAACACGGTGGTGAACGCGCCGACGTATAGCGTGAAGGGCGGCGCGACGGGACAGGCCGGAAATCCTTGGGGCGCGCAGCTGCTCGAGGATAACGGACTGTACGACGTGTGGGACACCGGCCTTGCGGTTCTCCGCCAGGCGGGCGCCGCGGTGGTGCAGGATGCCGGCGTGGATTATCCGGGCCAGAACGTCACGTTCACGCAAGCGATTCCGGGTGCGGTGATCGGAGACAAGATCGTGACGGCGGGCAGCGGCCAGGCGGGCTTCGCCGGGTTGCCGACGTTCGTGAACGATTCCGCGACCGGATTCCTGCAGGGGCAGCCGCGCAACTTGCCGTACTGCCAGGTGCGCTCCGTCGATGCCGGCGGCGCCGCGTTGTCGCTGGACTTCATCCGCCAGTCGCTCAACCTGATCAAGATCCGCAAGCCGGGGGCGTCGATGAAGACGCTGACGCCGTACATCGCGCCGCAACAGGAGCACGCGTACGAGCAGCTGGCCTTTGCGGTCACCGAGATCATCAAGGGCGGTCCCGAAGATGACACGGATCTGCTGTTCAACAATCTGCGCATGGCCGGCCGTAAGGCGATGTGCGAGACGAACGCGGATCCGACCAAGCTGCAGTGGCTGCAGCGCGGCAAGTTCGGATGGGCGCAGATGAAGTCGATCGGCTTCCACCAGCCGATGGGCGAGGGGTCCGACATCATGTGGCCGATTGTCGGCGCCAACGGCGCACCGATCGCGCAGGTGTGGTTCGCACTCACCGAGCAGAGCCAGCTGTACTGCACGGATGTGACCGAGATGGGCATCGTCAAGAACCTGGCGGTGATCGCCGGTTACGTCGGAGCGTAAGAGCTTCTACGGTTCGCCGTAGTTGAAGAGGGGCCCCGCGGGTTTACTCCTTGCCGCGGGGCCTTTTCCTTTGGAGGATCGATGTACTTGCAATTGCCGAGCGGCGAGATCGTGCTGACTGCTGCGCGATCGCCCGAGCGGTTTCTGGTGCTGGCGGATCCTCTCATTCAAAACGCGTGCTTGCGAGCGGGCGGCCGCAACTTTTGGGGCGAGCCGCATTTTCGCATGGTGTGGGCTAAGTCGCGATTTGAGATTGCCGGCTTCATGGACGTGGAGCAGCTCGACGGCGAGGGCAAAGTAGTGGACCACTTCACGGGCGAGATTGCGCAGTTGAAGTATGAAATGCCCGAGGGGATGGAAGACGGCTGGGTCTTAGAAGCGTGGCGGCCGGCGGAGTGGTACGAAGCGCAGGGCCGCGGTGATCGCGCGGTGAAGTGGCACGAACACGGATTGCCAATCACGATTCAACAGTTCCAGAACATTCCGGTGCGTGGCGATTACGAGGCGGTGGAGTTTGGGCCGGGATTCCCCGTTCCCTTCTTTCATCGGTTCACGTGGCTGATGCGTCAGTCGGAGGTGTTGCGGCGGCTGATTCCGTTCGAAGCGCCGCCGATGACACCGCGGATGGTCGAGCGGCAGATCCTGAAGTATCGCGCATCCGTGGATCTCTACGCTACGGAAGCGGGAAGAAAGACAGCCTGGCTGGCGAAGTGCAATCGGATGCTGCAGAGGCTGGCCGAGCGTCACGACTTGTATGAAGAGATGGCGCAGGAAGCGATGGGGCCGTACTGGCTCAATCCACATTCCGGCGCCGGCGGGAAGACGCGCGACATCGGATCGATGGCGACGACGGATCCTGGTTTGAACAAGGCAGGCTTAAACCGGCAAGAAGTGCAATAGGAGGAAGCAATGGAAGGACGTTTGATTTACGTGGGCAGCGACAATCCTTTGACGTGTCCGCCTTGCACGGCGCGCGACTACGAAAACGGCCGCGAGTACATGATGCCGCCGATTGGGCAGACCTGGCTGCAGCCGAACAATGGCGAGCACCTGACGCCGGAGGCTGTCAAGGAGCGATTCGGAAAGACGGCCAAGACGTCCGGAGCGTTTATTGTGATGCCGGGCGGCAAGCTCGACGGCTACTCGATGTTGATCATCGAAGATCTGCGGTTTCGCGAGCCGGATCCGAACGCGCAGGATCAGGCCGCGGGGCAAACGCCTACGACGCAGTGGCTCGATCGCGTGATCCTGGGCCACGAACGCGCCGATGACCTGGCGCGGAAGTGGGGACGTTACGGCGTGGTCCGGATCGCGGGCGAGCAGCCGACGCAAGGCGAGATCCTCACGGCGCAGGCGCAGCGCAAGCAATGGGCGGCCTGGGTGATTTCTCAGGCGGAGCTCGAGTATCGCAAAGGCGTCAGCGGCCAGCCGGGCGGACGTCCCTTCTACGCGCAGGCGGAGATGGCGTGGGCCGAGGAGTTTGGCCTGAAGCTGCATGACATCCTCGATTCGAAGGGCGGAATGACGGGTGGAACGGCCGGCGCTGTGGCACATCAGAAGGGCCAAGCGGAAGCGCAGGCAGACGATCGCGTGGAGTGTCCGTACTGCGCGGAGTGGATCAAACCGTCAGCGCTGATTTGCCGGTTCTGCCAGAAGCAGCTGGTGTCGGGCGATATCGACGCGGCTGCGGCGGGCGTGAAGAAGGCGGTGAAGAAGTGAAGCGCGGGTTGCTGCTGTTGCTGATCAGTGCGGCGCCGGCGATCGCGCAGGTGGGCACGGGTCCGGGTTGCATTCCGGACGTTACCTTGACCACGGCGGACGTCGGTACGCGGCGCGTTTTGTTCCAGCCACCTGGCTCGGGGCTGGTTTCCCTCAGCGCGACGTATAACACGACGGGAACGCCGGCGAACGTATCGGTGCGCATCACGGCATCGAATCATAATCCGCCGACAGGGACGGAGCCGCTGGTGAAGTGGGGTGCGTTCACGAACACGTCTGGAACGCAGTCCGGAGACGCGATCACGGCGAAGGGCGCGTTTAAGTTCTGGTTTGTTGAACTGACGACGCTGAATGGCGGCGCGAGCCCGACCGTGGTGCTTAGCTCCTGTTTTCCGTCCGTGGATCCGGGATCGAACGTGAGCATTGCGGGGACTGTCTCGGTCAACGTCGTGCCATCGTCTTCCTCTACGATCGCTAAGACCTATTACAAGTCGGCGGCGCTGGAAGCGTCGCACGCGGCCATCGTCACCGGCGCGGGGAACCTGTATGACGTCGTGGCGATCAACAACACGTCGGCCGCCAATCTTCTTGTGCAGTGCGCGGATTCGCTCACTGTACCTGTTGATGGCGCTGTGACGCCTATTGTTACTTTTGCGCTGGGCGCAGCTCCAAATAATGCAGGTTGGGGGCAAGGTCCGATCCAATTCTCGACGGGGTTATCGTGCTGGTTTTCCACGGCGACGACAACTCCTTTCACAAAAGCGGTTGCCGGTGCGGTTGGCATCTTTCAGGTGACCACAAAATGAAAACCTCAACGAAATGGCTTACCGGTTTTCTGGTCTTCTGGCTGGTGTGCTATTGGAACGTTGTCAACCCGTATTCCAGTGCGCAGAGAGGCAGTCCTGTAACAACGATTAGCTCTGGATCAGCACCTTCCGTGATCGCCGTGACGTTCTCAGCGACACCTACCTATGCGTGTACGCAGACCACGGCCCCTACGCTGTTCACGATCACTCTGACAGGTAACGTCACGTCGTCGACGTTGAGCGGATGCGGTGCCGGGCAACAGCTTGGCTTCGTTATTACGCAAGATGGTGCCGGCAATCGTACCCACGTGTGGCCGACTGGGTTCTCGAACGTCACCACGATCACCGCGCAGGCATCGTACACCACGTCACAGTATTTCGTTTGGGACGGTAGCAACGCGCAGCCAATGGGAAGCGCGATGGTTTACAACGGCAGCGCGATGTCCGTACTGACGAACGCAGGAACGGTGAACAACGCCGGGTTGCAGATGGGTATCAATACAGGGCGCGGCTTGTATATGGCTAGCACCGATATTCTCACGGCGGCCACGGCAGGCGCGCAACGGGCAGCCACCACAACAGGCGGTTTTATCGTAGATCGTACCTTGTTCCTGGGATTTTCTGATGCAGGTGGCGCGTCGGGTGGAACCATCGGTGTAGGGTTTTCGGAAGTGTCCCCCGCTTCCAAGCACATCGCGGTGGGAACCGGGAGCGCAGACACCAGCGGCGATCTGCGCGCCGCAGGCTATATGTCGGGCGGCACGAAATTCACCGTGTCTGGATGTTCAGCAGGTACGACGGTCGGTGGAGCGACGGCTGGTTCTTTCAATACTGGAGCCGCTGGTGCATGCACCGCGACTGTGACACTCAACGGGGCTACAGGATTGACTGCACCAAATGGATGGTCCTGCTGGGCTGGCAACATCACTACGACGGCTGCCAATCCGATCTGGCAAAACGGCGGTAACACCACAACTGCGACATTTGCACTCAATGCTTCTACCGCAAACGGAGACACGATCAAATGGGGATGCCTCGCCTACTAGTTTTTCTAGTTCTAACGGTCGCCGCTTTCGGTCAGACCAGCACGCTCGTGGGGACCGTCAGTCCGTACGAGGGCGTGGCCGCCCACGTCCCAGTGAAGATCACGGAGGGATTGTGGGTTCGTCCGCTGTTAGGGGATCAAAGCCCAGTCGTGTTCGGGATCACTCAGGCTGCAGCTACCTCGTCGCATCCCATCAGCGTGTGCTACTCCGGGTATTGTGATTGTCAGTTCGAGCAAAACCCTTCGGTGCCGTTGCAGCGCGGCAGCCTCGTCATCTCGTCTCCAAACGGGTTGTGTATGGCAGCCACGACAAAGGGTGGGTCAGTTGCATACGTGTCGGCATTCCAAGCCGTGATCGGTAGCGTTACGCAGCCAGACTGCGTTGAGGGCAGCGTCTGTACAATCTGGTTTTATGGGCAGCAGCGCGGAGGCGCGCAGGTGGGGCCGTTCAAGTCAGACGTGATGGACCTTACCCCCGGCAACCCATCGGTCAATTCTTATAGCACCTGGAGTACTTCTGCTTCTCAATTCCGCCACATACCCTTTACGGGCAATCTGCACAACACGGGTGTAAGTCCTCCATGTTTTGCAGGACCGTGCTCGCTTAGTCTCGGAGGGCCGGGCCTCGTCACAGTTGGCCATCATGCCGTGGGCGTTTTCTATCGGACTGAAGACGATATCCGGAACACACCGGACGACCAGCTTTCTTTCGAGATGGCTGGCGAGACGATCACCTCGGTGATTCTGCAAACGAACATCACGGACAACACCGTGGCGGGTCAAATAACCGTCTCTTATCCGCTACCGAAAAGTAGCCGCGTGGTCAAGACGTGCATCGCGATGAGCAAGGTCAATGAGAACGACGATGTGCGTCTGCACGTGATCGAGTGCGTGCCTAGCACGCAGACCTCCTACACGATCAACGTTGCGGATGCTGACCTGACTGGTCGCTTGGTTCCTCAGTGTGACACTACCAGCGGCCAGTGGTTCACGAACGGGTGGACGGATCGCCTAAGCTGCGTCAGTGTTCAGTCGTTTTGGGACGCCTCGTACTTCCTTGGACCGAACGCCGGCAACGGTAAATCGTTCTCGGGGTACGGCGTCGTCGCGATCGGTGGCGTGGCGGGAAAGTTCATCACGACCGCGAATCGAAGCACGCTGGTGGGTGGCGGCAACACGGCGAACGGTGGAGCATCTGGCAACGGAGCGGTTCTTACGACCGATGGCCACGCCATGTTTGGATACGGACTTTCCGCATTCTCGGTTGGTGTGCAACAGCCTGGTTGCCAGTTGTTCGGATACGGAATCTCCTGCAACAAGCCACATCAGCTTCGTCTCGGCGGCGGTCTTAGCGCAGCTGATGAGGGGAAGGTCTTTGTACAACAGAACGGAATCGTCGAGGCAGGGCCGGTCGGTATCAACAAGACTGTCACGCTGCCGTGTGGGACGTTGATTTACACGAATGGAATTCTCACCGGAGGATCGTGCTGAATGGCTGAAGGAAACGGCTTCGGTAACGGCAATGGGAATGGACCGATCGCGGGGAAACTCGTCACCATCCTGGTCAGCTCGGCGCTCGGCGCGGCGACTGCAGTGGCCGCGCTGAATGCGCGGGTGTCTATCATCGAACGCGACCTGCAGGACCGCGTGACGCGTGAGGAGTTTCGCCAGCTGTCAGAGCGGGTGCTGTCGGAGTTGAAGCAGAACGGAAGCGACTTGAGGGATATCCGGGCGACGATCCTGGAGGACGCGCGCCGGAGGCGGTAGAGGGTAAATCAAAACGGAGGTGAACGGTGAAGGACTTCTTTTCTCACTATCGTACGACCATCGCAGGGTTGCTGGTGGGCGCACTGAATCTATACGCGAACGGCGCGGCGCCGCGGCAGGTGGCCATCAGCGTTGCGTTGTCGCTGCTCGGGCTGTTCGCCAAGGATGCCGGCGCACCGGATACGGTGATGGTGACGCAAGCGGGCGCGACGGGAAACCTTGGTGACGTGGCGAAGGCCGTCCAGGCGAGTCGAGGACTTGCTGTGCTCGTGGCGGTGATGTTGCTCGCGATTGCGCCGGCACACGGGCAGGTGACCGCGTCGTTTAGTCCGCAGCCGCTGGAAGCGTTCAAGGCTGCGTTCGGATCCAAGGTGAAGGGCGTGGCCGTCTACAGCGTCGACGTGTGCCTGGCGCGGACCGCGCCGGCGCCGATCGATATCGCGACCGCGTTTGTGACGCAAGCCGCGGTGGGAAAATTCGCGACGATCAATCCCGCGCTGAACGATGTAACGACGCAGGAGGCGCGGCGACACAACAAGAAAGTTCGCGCCGCGAAGTGGCTGGAAGAAGCGGCGAGTCTTGCCGCGGTTCTCGGAGCCGGCGGAGTGGTCAAGGTGTCGAGCTCGGTGCTGACGGGGATTGTCTCGGCGATTCCGATCTTCCACCAAGCGCAGGACTACTTCGAGGGCGAAGCGCCGCCACCCGCCGGCGCGTTCGCGGGATCGATGTTGAGCGGGACTCTACATCTGTCGCCGGGCAGCTGTGAGAGCCGGCTGGTGCTGGGGCGTTACGTGAAGGGCCTGGACGCGTTCGTGGCGGAGGTGAAGTAAATGAACGAACCGATACTGGATCTTCTGTCGGCGACGACTCCGGATACTTACAATGCGCTGATCCAGAGCGCGACGACGGCGGAGCAGCTGCGCCAGTCGCTCGCGGCCGTCTACGCGCAGCTTCCGACCGTGACGCGGATCAATACCCAGCTCAGCGCGCCGGTACCGGACGGACTGTTCGCGTTCTCGGACTACGACATGGTGCCCGAGTTGTTTCCGAAGTTCAACGAAGGGCCGTGGATCCTCTTTGGCATGGTGATTCGTCCGGCGAGTCCTGGCTACGACAAGACGCAGCCGACGCTTCAGACGCTGCGCCTGGCGCCGCTGTCGCTGCTCACCATGGCGTCGCAGGTGCGATCGAAGTACGACCACATGCAGCGGAGCTAATAAATGAAACTGATTCCGGCGACGGCGTTCCTGTTGATGCCGACCGCGCCACGGGTGAACCTTTCCTTTATCAACGGCGGGAGCTTTGTCACGGCGTGCGATGGGGAGAGCGGGACCTGGGGCCTCGGGCAGAACTACTGGGCGCAGTCGCCGGACGGCGTGTGGCATCCGGACGAAGACGGCACGGTGCTGACGCAGCTGATCATGTCGCTGGATCAGGACAACGATTGGTGCGTGCAACGTGAAATCCAATTCGCGCTGCACAAGGACGGCAAATTAACGAACGGGCAGCCGTGGTATCCGAAGTTCGAACTGGCGTATCGAGGATGCAAGTTCTGTCCCGAGATGCTGGCGCTGGGACCGAACGAGCGGAGCAGCGCGGGGACCGCGGACTGGACCGAGCGCGATCCGGACGGCGAGTCAATCGCGGGTCCAACGATTGTGCAGTATCAGTACAACGTGGTGCTGGACGGATCGAGCGGGCAGCTGGACGAGGTGTATTTCCAGGCGAACCAGGGGCCGATGAAGCTGGCGTACTGGAAGCGGACGCTGATGCAGCAAGGACTCGGTGATGTCCGGATCGAGGACGTGCTGAAGGGAAACGTAGCGGAGCACAGAGTATGAGTACAATCGCCGGCCGGACGTTCGCGCAGGCCTGCACGGATGCGGCGGCGCTGCTGCTCGACCAGGGGCAGCTGCAATACACGACGGCGTTTCTGATGCCGTTTGCGGCGCAGGTGTACTCGGATCTGGAAACGGCGTTTTCGAATGAGGGGATCCCGTGGAATGAGTTTTTCCAAACTCTGAACTACGTGGCGAACCAGACGACGATCGACACGTCGGCGATCGGCAATCTCTACGAGCCGAAGGGTATGTGGCAGCGTCTGACGGCGAACGATGTATGGCTGCCGGTGAGAAAGCGCACGCTGCCGCCACCTCCACCCGTGCTGCCGTCGTTTCTCGGGGAGTGGTGGTGGTCCGCGGCTCAGAACGGGACGTCGAATGTCCTGGCGGTGAACGGGGCGAACCAGAATCTTTTGATCCTGGTCCACGTCGAGGCGGATCTTCCCTACCCCGCGGCGAACGGAGCGATCGGGTACGACGATTTTTACTGGTGCATCGTGTTCGGGATTGCGGCGCTGGCGGCGGATCCCACGGGGCGCGACACGTTGGCGCTCAAGAACGATGCGCGGTATCAGAAGCGATTGAGTGCGGCGCTGAACCGCCGGACGAGGTTGCAGCAGGGTGTGGTGCGCAGGCCGCGGCGTTACTCGCGGTAATTCAACAGCGGAGGAAAAGAGCATGTCGAAGACGAAGAAGGCCGGGCGCATTCTCAAGTTGGGCGTCGATCTGAAATGGAAAGGCCACGCAGCGCCGCGCACGCCGGAAGAGTGGGCGGACTTTCTCGATGGGCTGAAGAAGGATCCTGGTGGGACCGTCGTATACGCGGCGAATGCCGGCGTGGATCACGTCAGCTTCAACGGACTCACCGGCACCAGCCAGATTCTCTTCACGGCGTACAACGAAAACTGGCAGCTGGTGCAGCCTCCGGTGATGCGCTTCTCCGCAGCGGGCGGCGCGAACTTTGCAGCGACGCTGGTCAACTGCGCGAACGGGACCGCGGTGGCGGCCGGCACGGCGATGCTGGCGGCAACGATGTCGCTGGTGGGCGCCGCGGATACCAACGTTGTCGGCGCTCTGTCGTCTTCGGCGGCGGCACTGGTGATTCCGCGCGGGGCGAGCCTGGGGATCAAGTTCTCGGGAACACTCGGCGGTTTCGCGAACGGCGTGGTGACCTTCGGTCTGCGACGCATCACCGGATTGCTGTAAGAAAGAGGCAGTCGTGTCGCTCGCGAACTTTGAACCAATTCCGATTGGCGGCTTCCGTGGGCTGATGACGCTGCCAGGGCTACCGTCGCAGGTGCCCGCAGACTACGCGATCGCAACACAGAACTGTGCGTACCCACCTGGCGCGGTGACGATGCGTCCTGGGGCGAGTCGCCTGTACGACATGGGGCCCGGGGCGCTGGGCGGAAACGGCGTCAGTCACTTCGAGATCTTCCGGCAGCCGGCGCCGGCGGCATCCTACTATGTGTTTCTGGCGTCGAACGTTCTCTATGCGTCGCTGGGAGGCGGTGCGCCGGCAACGCTGATCGGCGACTGCGGCGGTGCGGTTCACTTCCGTCTCGCGCAGTACGGTGCCAACGCGTTCATCACGTTGTCGAACGGACAGTACGGCGTGGGCGCTGCGCCGACGTCTCCGTATATCTGGACGCCGGCGAGCGGCCGAGTCTCGAGGATGTGCCTGGGACATCCGGCCGGCACGGTGCCGGTTGCGACGCTGGCGCTCGGCGCCGGCGGAAACTGTTCGCTGGGCGTGCATCGCGTGGCGGTGCTGTTCGAAACCGCGTCGGGCTTTCGATCGTTCTGCAACGTCTCGCCGGCGTTTCCCTTCACCAATCTCATTGCGTTTGCGTCGATCAACGTCACGGCGGGAAATCAAACGATCAACGTTACCAACGTTCCTCGCTATGGAACGGACTTCGCGGTGGCCGGCTATAGCAACACGGATTGCGTGAAGCGGCATCTTTGCATGACGGGCGCAGGCCTGCTGACGTACTTCATCGTGACGACGATCGCGGACAACACCAGCACCACCGGCACGATCAACATCGATGACTTCACGCTGGCCAGCTCGCCGCTATTGAACGCGAGCAACTACGCGAACTACTGGGATGTGACGGCATCGGCCAGTGCGTCGCCTTCGGTGATTCAAAATATTCCACGCGCCGGCGCAGTCACCTATGGGTCGCGGCTGGTGACGTGGGGCGATCCGGGGAACCGATCGGCGCTCTACATTTCGGATCCGGATGCGCCGGAGAGCGTCAACGCGTCGACGGGGTTCATCATTGTCAATCGCGACGACGGCCAAGCAATCACAAACTGCTGGGCAGACAAGTATGGGCCCCTTTACATCACGAAGGACCGGGCAATCTGGGCGGTGGAAGACAACGGCGACGTGCCGGCGAACTGGGCGCCTCCGCGGCGGATCGTGCCGAACCTGGGAAGCATTTCCCTTTCCGGCGTCGACTACGAGACGGACGACATGGGCGTGGTCAGCTCGGCGTACATCCTGAATGAAAAGGGATTGTATAAGTTCGACGGCGCAGCCACCGAGTTGTCGAAGAACATCCGGCCCACGTGGAAGGCGCTGAACTCGGCGAAATTCAACGCGGGCGCGGAGGTGCGTGTGGATGCGTTCAACAAGCGCATCTATTGCCTGGTGCCAGGGCCGGGGCAAAATTCTCCCGACCGCATCATGGTGATGGACTACCAGGACGACGCGGATCCAAAGTGGGACACGTGGATTCCTGCGACGAACTCCGACATGTGGACGTCGATCCAGGTGGACGGCAATGTGCCGCTGATCGCGACGGCCGCGGGCATTTCCGGCGCCGGCGGCCGCTACGTGAGGACCTTTGATCCAACGGCGAACTATGACGCTGGTGGAGCGGGCAACGTTAATTTCTCGTGGTTCTATCGGACGGGTGCGATCGCGCCAGAGATGCGCGCGAGCAACATGTTCGGAGGTGTGGCGTTTGAAGCCACGGGGATCGGTACGCTGAACATCAAGTACTACCTGATCGGTGGGAGCGGCGCGGCGACGTCCGTCTTCTTCAACGGCCGCATGGGTGACATTTCAACAAACGGTAACGCGGTGACCTGGCTGGCCGGCGATCTCTTCACGGACCTGCAGTCGCCTATGGCCATCATCATTCCGGGCCAGGCGCTGACGTTTCCGATCGCTGTGGTGAACAGTCCGACGTCGATTACTCTTGGCGGACCAGGCGCGGGTGTGCTGCCGCTGGCCCGCTACTACGTGCAGAATGCGCTCGCAACGGCGCCGCAGCGCGAGTACACAGCCATCGGCGGATTCCCGGTCCGCGCAGCACTCATCCACCTGGAATTTGGACAGAACCAGTTCGCGGCGGGACAAGCGGCGGTGATCGATCGCGTGCGAGTGTACGCGCGTCCGGACGGATCGAGGCCGAACTAAATGGCGGGCATCAATCAAATCTCGCTGCCGGAGCTGCCGGCGATCCAGCAGCAGAATCCCGTGCTGGCGGCCGCGCTGCGCCGCGTGGCGGATTATCACAACGCGACGACGAAGGCGATCAACTCGCTGCTCCCGTTTTCCGATGCGTCGCCGCTGATTAAGAACGCGGCGGACGCGAGCAAGAAAGCGAAGTTCAGCGCCGCGGGGATCGCGTCAGCGACGACGCGCACCTACGGGCTTCCCGATGCGGATACGACGCTGGGAGGATTGAGCGTCGCGCAGACGTGGTCCGCGGACCAGACGTTTGCGGGGAACATTTTGGCGGATGCGGCTTCGGTGCAGTTCATTGGATCGCAAGCCAAGCCGTTTCGGGCGCTGTTCAGCAGTGCATGGAATCCGACGTTCGCCGGCGACTCGTGGAGCATATTCATGAACGGCGGCGGCGGGGAGATTCTGGAAGTTGACGATAAGCACGGCGTGCCGATGGCGGCGATTCTTGGCAGCGGCGCGTCTCGTTCCTGGGTCTTTTACGGAGACGTCATCGCGGGCCTGGCAAATACGTGGCGGCTGGGAACGAGCGTGGATCGCTGGGCGGAGCTGTGGGTGCGCGACATCAACTACAGTGGGAACTTGACGGGCGCGATCAACAGCGACGGGTCAGGAAATGCGTCGATCGGTATCGGCACTCCGGCGGCGAGGCTGCACGTCTACGGCACTGGCGGCGCAACGGAAGTTGTGCGGGTCGAGACGTCGAACTCGAATACGGGGTCCTTGTTCTTTTACGGCAATGATGCTGCGCCAGGGACGTTTCGCGGCGGCATTTCGAGCTTCAGCACGGGCAATATTCTGGTGCAGGACGCTTCTGGGTCGTACGCGATTCTGTTCAATAAAAACACCCAGCAGACGCTGATCGGGGCGAACCAGACGTTGATGACGCTAAAGGCGAATGGAGCGAACCCCGGTGAAGTTCTGTTTGCAGGGTGCGCCTTTGCCAATCTGCCGGCGGCGACAAACGGAAGCCTGATCTACTGCACCAACGCGAATAGCATCACGGACGGAGCGGCGGCAGGTTCAGCCGCGTCAGCCACGGTGCCGTTGAATCCCGGCACTGGAACATTCTTGCAGCGCATCAATGGCGCGTGGAGGGTGATGTGAAACGTCGCGAACCGGAAGAAGTGAAGGCGCTGAAGGAAGCGCAGAAGATCGATTTACTGATGGCGCATCGCGAGGTGGCGATCGCTGAGGTGAATCTGCTGCGCGCGAGCGAGGCGCTGACGGCGGAGCTGGGTCGCAAGAGCAGCACGTTCCAGCAACTGAAGGCGCGGCTGGAGCAGGAGCTGGGCGCGGAGATCGATCTGGAGACGCTGGAACTGAAGGCGTCGAAGAAAGGCGGCTAGGCATGGGTGCAACGCAAGATCCGATTCTCGCACTGCTGGGGACGCTGGGAAGCCTCGGAGCGGGTGCGCTCAACGCGAGCAACACGGCGTTCAACCGCGGACTGACGGCGGACCAGATCGCGCGGATCCGCGCGCTGCAGGGAACGATGCAGGATCGTTACGATCCGATGGTGAATGGGGCGCGGCAGCAGCGCAGCGACTCGCACCAGGGCGCGCTCGACGCGTATAACAACCTGAGCCAGCACGCGGGCTTCACCAAAGACGAGCAAGGCCAGATGTTCATCAACGATGCCGAGAAGAACGCGCTCGGGTATTCGCAGCCGGAGCAGAAGCAGCTTTATCTCTCCGACCAGGAGAAGGCCGGCGAGTACATGACGCCGGAGGAGCGCGCGGGCCAGTTCTATTCGGATCCGAACAGCCTGAAGTATCAGGACCCGAACAGCCTCTACTACAGCGATGCGGAGAAATCGAAGATCGATCTCTCTCCGGAGCAACAGTCGAAGATGCTGACGCTGGCCGGCGACCAGTTTGGGCGATCGCAACAAGGTGCGGCGGATGCGCTGTCGCGGCGCGCGGCGGCGTACGGTGGCGGACCAGGCGCGGGGATGAATGCGACCGTGGCACAGATGGCGCGTGAGGGCGGCGAGGATGCAGCGGCCGCGGCGTTGAAGGGCGAGCTGGACATTTCCAACACGGAAGCCGGCCGCGCGAATACGTTGGCGCAGCAGCGTACGGGAGCGTCGCGCGATATCCAGCAGCAGAACGTTGGGGCATCGAAGGACATCCAGCAGCAGGCGATCACGGGGACGAACGCGATTCTCGGCAATCGGCTGAACGCGCTGAACACCGGCGTGCAAAATCGCATCGATGCAACGAAGGACATCGCGGCGAACCGCGCGAACCAGACGCAGGCGGTGGTGAACAATCGCGCGCAAGGAACGGTGGCCGGCCAGCAGGCGCGGTTCCAAGGCCAGCAGGCGGGCGCGCAGGGACTGGGGCAGATCCTCACGGGTGACACGGGTTATCTGGAAGGGATCATGGGCCAGGAGCTGGGCGGCAATCTCGGCTACTCGGGACAGGAGACAACGAACATCGGCAACCTGGTCAAGCAGCCGTCGACGGTGCAATCGTTCTTTCTCGGTGCGCAGAATGGTGCGGGCGGACCGGCGGGCAATGGTGGCCTTCCGATTTTCAGCGGCGGTCCGATTTGGAATCCGCCGGACTGGGGTGGCGATCCGGGATGGGACGGTGGGGATCCAGGATATGACGAAGGTCTGAGCATGCCGGGCACGGGTGGCCAGCAGCGCGCAATGTCGGGTGGACCGGGCACGCCGCAGCAGCAGACCCAGCAGCAGTCGAATCCGTTCCAGTCGAATGTGTACAACCCGTTTAAGAAGAAACCCAACTCGCTGATGACTGCCGGCGGGCCGCCGAACAGCAGCACGTTGAACTACACGCCGATGTACGCGATGTGAGGAGAGGCTATGTATAGCTTGCTGGATCCCGAATCCGAAGTCGACGAGCCGGTAGAGGGCGAAGAAACTCCCGAGCAACGCAAACGGCGCCTGGCCGCCATGCTGATGAATCCTCCCAAGGATTCTGCGCCGGCGCAGCGGCCGCCAGTTGCGCCACAGGCGGGAATCGTTTCAGCGTTGAACGCTCTGGCGCCGAAGCGCGAAGAGTCTCCCGATTACGACAATGGTCCTTCGCCCGATCCGGTGGGGGATCCTTTTGGCGGTGGCCAGGCAGCTCCTGCGGCAGCGGCACCAGGTGCACCTCCGTCGGCACAGCAGCAGGGCGTGCCACGCATGGATGACTATCTCGCTCAAGTGCGCGCGCAACTGGCGAAGGCTCCGCGGATGCCGAAGCGACGTCCGGACCTGGGAGCAGGCGCGTACGAGGACGCGGACGGAAAGGTGATCGCACCAGGGCGCGGCGGGAAGATCCTGCAGGCGCTGAACTCGGCGTTTTCCGGACTCAGCGGTGGACTGCACGGCGTCAAGGAGTACGCAAACTCGCTGGACGTTCCGTACCTGCGCGCGACGCAGGAGGCCGCGCATCAGGAGGCGATGGGTAAGGGCCGGCGCGACGAGCAGGTGAAACTTGCCGGCATCGACGCAACGGAAGCGATGCGCCGCGAGATGGAGATCGAACGTCAGCGGCACAACCGGGAAATAGAAGACATCCAGAACCGGCGCATCGACGAGCGTCCGGAGCCGAAGGAGCCGAACCTGCAACGCGTGCAGGTGGTGCTGGACGATGACACGCCGGCGACGTTGAACTACAATCCCGCGACGGGTAAGTACACGAAGCCGGGCACAACGCTGGATATGTCGGCACGCGTGAAGACGCTGAAGCCGGAAAAGGAAGACAAGCCGGATCCGGCGATTGTGGACGATCGACGTTACAGCGAGATCATGGGCCGCGGCGGTCCGAAGAACCAGGAGGAGCAGCAATTTGTGCGTGGCTATAAAGCGCGCAAGCTGCTGGTGCCGGCGTACAACGTGGACAATCGTCCGGAGCGTCCGCAACGCGCAACGCCTGGTCAGTCGGCGGCGATCGAGACGAGGAAGCAAACGGCGCTGCAGCAGTTGGAGAAGCGAGCGCGCACTGAGGCAATGAGTCCTGACGATCTGCGCGACGCGAAGCAGCAGATCCAGGATGCATACGAAGCGGAGATCGCGGCGGCTGGTGGCTCGCCGGCACACATGGAGTATCCAGCCGGCGATCGCGCGGCGTCGAAGTCAACCGCGGCGGCCGGACCGGCGAAGGGCCAGAAGAAGACGTACATGGGCCACGAGTATACGTTCGATGGAAAACAGTGGGTGCGATGATTGGGAGCACCAGCGACACTGCCGGCGCACTTCTTTGACGAAGCGCCGAAGACGCTCCCTGCCAGTTTCGATTTTGAATCCAAAGCTGGCACCTCTGATGTGCCAAAGCGCAAGCCGAAACCCCCGTTAACACCCGGATCGATTGTTGACGAGATGGGACTCGGCGAGGCCGCGGACGTCCTGACGCCATACCTCAAAAAGATCGGCGACGTGATGAACGTCGAGAGCAAGCCCGATACAGGCTTCATAGAGGGTATTGGAAAGGGCGCTGGGCGCGCTGGTCTCGGCATTGGAACGTTCGCTGCTCAAACGGTGGGCGCGGGCGCGATGCCGCCGGAGACTCCCGAGGAAATTGGAGTTTATACGGGTGCTGGAGGAGGCGCCGCAGGCCAGAGTGCTCTTTTCGCTTATCGATCAGGAAAAATGTTGTACGAGCCGCAGGCTGACCAGGTGCGCCGTGCGAGCGAAGAGATCGACGCGGGACATCGCACGGAAGCACTGGGGCACCTCGCAGCGGCGGCTGTGCCAATGTATGGACCTCTCGCCGCCGGCGTTGGAGAAACGGCGGGATCTGGTGATCTTGGCGGGGCAGTCGGCGAGGCGGCTGTGCTGTTCGGTCCGTTCGTTCCGAAGTACGCGAAAGAGATTCGCGATAGTTTGCGCGCGCCACGTCCTGTCGGCGCACCACCTCCTGCTGAAGTGCAGGCGCCAGGTACACGTCCATCACAAGTTCGCGAAGCACCGGCCACCCCCCAATCCCCATCCCCGGCGGTGCGTCGCGCTGCTGCCATGCCTCCGGAAGCTGCTCCTGCAGTACCGGAGGCACTGCCAGCACTACCAGAAGAAACACCACCGGCTGCACCACCCGCCACATTACCGGCGGACTTCTTCGAAGAGAAGCCAGTGGAGCCCGACACGCGCGCGCAAGTGAACCTTCGCGCCGGCGACGGCCAGGTGGGTCCGATGCGCACGCAAGACATTGCGGTGGATCCGGAGCGCTTCCAGTTCAAACTCGACACCGGCGCCGAGGGCGTAGGGAATCTGCTGAAGGAGCAGAAGAAATTCAATCCGAACCTCGGCGGCGTGATCTCGGTGTGGGACGATCCGGCGGACGGGCGCACGTACGTCATCAACGGACACCACCGGCTCGAGCTCGCGCGGCGAACCGGACAGCCCGTGATGAACGTGATGAAGCTCGAAGCACCGGACGCGCCGACAGCGCGGGCGATCGGCGCGTTGCAGAATATCGCCGAGGGCCGCGGCACACCGATCGACGCAGCGAAGTTTTTCCGCGACTCCGGATTCACGCGCGAGGAGTTGGAGGCGGAGGGAATCTCGCTGGGCGAGGCGACGGCGAACAAGGGACTCGCACTGGCCAGGCTCGACGCTCCACTGTTCGATCGAGTGGTGGCGCGTGACATTCCGTTGAATCGCGCGGTGGCGATCGGTGACACGACGTCGGATCCCGCGCAGCAGTGGTCGATCGTCAAGCTGATCGAGGACGCCGAGGAGAAGGGCAAGAAAGTTTCTGACGACACGGTGCAGGAGCTGGCGCGATTCACGAAGGGCGCCGGCGAGCACACGTCGACGCAATCCACGTTGTTCGGCATGGAAGATCAAACGCGGAATCTCGCGTTAGAGAAAGCGGAGATCTCCGCGTACGTGAAGGAACGCCTGGCGCGCGAACGCCGGCTGTTTGGTTTCGTCGCGAAGGAAGGGCGTGCTGAGGAACTGGGCCGCGCCGGCAACGTGATCGCGACGGATAAGAACGCGGAAATTTCTCAGAGTGCGGCGCAAGCCGAAGAACTGTATAATCGCCTGAGCGCGTACGAAGGACCGATTGGGCGGGCGCTGAACGCGGCCGCGGAAAGGTTAGCAAATGGAGACAACGCAAAAGCCGTTAAACAGTCTGCCTACGACGCCATCCGCGACGAGGTTTCCAAGACTCTTACCCAAGGACAAGCACCTGGTGGCGGCGCAGGTGAAGCAGTATCTGGCGGCGAACCAGCGGCAGAAGGCGCCGAAGGCGACGTAGAAAAACCGTGGGTTGACCCAGGCCCGTCGCTGTTCGGCGATGCGGCTCGAGTACGACGCAGTTCCCCTACCCCGCAAGCAAGTCTCTTCGAGTTACTTTCCCAATCCCAACCTGAGCAGCTCGGCCTGAAGATCCCCGGCATGGAAGATGCTGTGCGCGATGCCGGCCGCATTGTGCGTGAGACGCAATCGAAGTTGAAGCTGCTGGAGATCGCGCCGGATAGTTTACCGGCCGATTTCTTCGAGCGCGGCGAGGCGATGCGAGTGAAGGCCGGCCAGGTCGTTTACGGCATGAAGGATCTGCCCAAGTTCGACAAAGAGTGGAGCGGCTACGTTCGCGATTATCCGGACGGCAACTATCCACCTGAGATTCAGCGCCGCGTCGAGCAACTTGAAAAAATTGTGGATCAGGTGGTGAAGGACTACTCGCGGTCGGAGATCGATCGCAAGAACCAGACAGAGCGCGAGCGAACCCTGAACACAATTCAAGGTCCACCACCGGCCGAAGCTGCGCCGGTCCGCGAGAGTCTGCGGCTGCCGGGTCCTGCAGGTGATGCGATGCGGGCGGCCGCGGAGCATGGGGAAGACGCCGCGGCGGCGCGAGTGCCGAAGCGCGTGGCGGATCAGCAGCAGACGTTGCCGGGGATGGACAAGCAAAGAATCGCGGCGGCGATCGGCGACGAGATGCGGCGAACGTTCGAAAGCGTGAAGGCGGCGGACGTCGCCAAGGGAACCATCCGCGAGAACGCGGCGGAGATCGCGCGCGTGAAGGAGCAGTTCCTGCAGGCGATGGACTCGGAGATCCGGCGCATGGATCAGCGCGGCATCAACGCCAACATGGACTTCATCGATCGCATGGAGCAGGGTGCGCAACAGCTCACCGAAGCGGATCAACGGCTGGCGGACGTGTTGCGTCGCGAACTCGATCGACGCCGGCAAGCAATCCAGGATCTGGGCACGGGCAAGCTGGAGCGGTGGATCCAGAATTATTTCCCGCACATTTGGGAGAAGCCGAGCAAGGCCGCGGAGATCCTGAAGGGACTGCTCGGGAAGGCCGCGCCGCTGGAAGGATCGAAGGCGTTCTTGAAGGAGCGCTCGATTCCCACCACGCGCGAGGGCATTGAGGCAGGCCTGCGTCCCGTGTCATCGAATCCGATACGGCTGACTGCGATCAAACTTTTTGAAATGGATAAGTACCTGGCCGCGCACCGGATCATGCAGGAGTTAAACGACCGGCACCTGGCCCGCTATGTCGAGATCTTCAAGAAGGGTCCGCAAGACTGGGCCACCGTCGATGATGCGATCACGACCGTCTACGGCGGCTCGAAGGTGAACGTCAAGGAAGCGTTTGACGAGCGGCTGATGGATCAGTTGAACCAGTTTGCCAAGGACCTGAAGATCCGCCATGATCGCACGTCAACGATCAAGGGAGAACGCGGTGCGTGGGGACTGTCGAAACCGGGCATCGTGGAGACACGGTTCGGCGGTCCGGAGAGTGTGCTGACGCATGAGATCGGCCACGAGATCGGGCGGCGGTATCGGCTACACACCGAGTTGAACAAAACGCCGGGCGTCGCGCAGGAGCTGCGCAATCTTGCGGACCAGCGCTTTGCCGGCGAGAACGTGGATCAAGGTTTTCGCGAGTACGTCCAGCGTCGCGCGGAGCAGGAAGCGAATCTGATCCACGCGTACGTTCACACACCGGAATTGTTGGAGCGCGTCGCACCGAAGGCAAAGGCAGCACTGGAAGCGGTGATCGATGCGCATCCGGAACTGCAGCCGTTACGGAAAATCAAACCGTCGCTGGTGATTGGAACCGGCAGCGGCACGGTGGACGCCGGCGGATTGATCATTCGCGGCCGCTACTGGATGCCGAAGGACGTGGCGCGCGTCGTCAACAATTACCTGTCGCCCGGGCTGGGACGCAACGCGGTGTATCAAGCATGGCGCACGGCGAGCAACGTACTGAACCAGGCGCAGCTGGGCGTGTCGGCGTTCCACGCGATGTTCGCGGCGCTCGACGCGACGACGTCCGATCTGGCACTGGCATTCCAACGTGTCGCCGGCGGAGAGTTTGGAAAGGCTGCTGCGCCGGCAGCTCGCGCAGCGTCGCTGGTGGGATCCCCGATTGTGACTTATCTGAAAGGCAACCGGCTGCTGAAGGAGTATCTGTCACCTGGACGCTACGCGGAGATGACGAAGCTGGCGGACGCCGTTGTGACGGGCGGCGGCCGCGTCCGGATGGATGAGTTTTTCAAGGGGACCGCGGCGCAGCAGTTTTTCGAAGCGTGGAAGAACGGCGAGTGGGGCAAGGCGGGACTGAAGGCGTTTCCGGCAGCACTGCAAAAGGTGGCAGCGCCATTGATGGAGCACCTGATTCCGCGGCTCAAGCTGGGCGTGTTCGCGAAGATGGCGGAGATGGAGGTCGAGCGGCTGGGTCCGGACGCGCCGCGCGATGTGATCCGTCAGCGGCTCGGCGAGGCGTGGGACTCCGTCGACAATCGCATGGGCCAGTTCGTCTACGACAATTTGTTCTGGAACAAGGCGGTGAAGGACCTGGGCATGGCGTCGGTGCGATCGCTGGGCTGGAATCTCGGATCGATCCGCGAGATCGGCGGCGGCGCGATGGACATGGTGAAGATGTCGAACGATGCGGTGCGTCACCGTCCGGTGAGACTTGGTCCACGCGCCGCGTACGTGATGGCGTTGCCGATTGTCGCGGGCTGGGCGGGCGCGGTACTGAACTACGTATCGACGGGCGAGGTGCCGAAGGATCCGCGCGATTATTTCTTTCCACGAACGGGGAAGGTGGACGAGCAAGGACGTCCGGAGCGCGTGCAGCTGGCCACCTACATGAAGGACGTCTTCGCGGTGAAGCGCGATGTGATTGGAACGATCGGCCACAAGCTTCACCCGCTGGCGGCCGCCGTGGTGGCGATGCTGAACAATCAGGACTACTACGGTACCGAGATCCGGCACGCGGACGATCCGGTGGTGAAGCAGGTGCTGCAGGAAATGAAGTACGTGGGCGAGCAGTTCCTACCGTTCTCGATCCGCAACTTTCAACAGCGACGGCGATCCGGTGAGTCGATCGGGAAATCGGCTGCGGGCTTCTTCGGCATCACGCCGGCGCCAGGCTACATGACGCGATCGCCGCTCGAGAACGAGATGCGCAGCTACATAGCGAAGCACATTCCGGGTGGTGGGCGAACGCAGGCCGAGTCGGAGCATCGCGACGTCATGAGCGGACTGCGGCGCGAGTTTGCCGGCGGAAACAAACAAGCGGTGGTGGACGCACTGCGCGGCGGACAGATCACGCCGGCGGACAAGACTCGAATCGAGCGCGATAGCCAGGTGGATCCCCTGGTGCGCGAGTTCCGGCGGTTGCCATTGGATGAGTCGCTGCGGGAGTGGAAGTACGCGACTTCGGAGGAGAAGCGCAAGCTGCTGGCGTTTCTGCAGGCGAAGGGGAAAACGCTGCCTCACTATCTTCCGGAGGAGCAGGTGAAGCTGCGCGGTGAACTGGACGCGGCGGTCCGCGCGATGAGGGGAAATTGAAACCTACACTTTGGTTAGTCCGCCACGGAGCTACGGAGCTCAACAAGGCGGATGGTGAACGTGTGCGCGGTCACCTGCAATTGCCGCTTACGGACAAGGGCCAGAAGCAAGCCTTGCGGATCGGCGCGCACCTCTCGAAGTTTCCCGTCGATTCCATTTATCACTCGGACCTTCAGCACGCGGCGGAGACGGCGAAGATCATTTCGCACATCACCGGCGCGCAAGTTCATCCGGACCGGGATCTGCGGACGTGGGATCCGGGCGCGCATGAAGGGCAGAAGGTCCGCGACGTCATGCCGATTCTGAAACACCTGGCGCATCGGCAGCCGAACGTCGCCACGCCAGGTGGGGAATCGTTTCATGCATGGGCGAAGAAGTTTTTACCGAAACTCGACAAGCACCTGGACGAGTTGAAGCGCCGCGGCGGGCATCGAGTGCTGGTGACACACGGGCGCAACATCGAACTCGCGCAGTCGTACCTGTCGGGCCGCAGAAAGAAGCTCGATCACAAGTATCTGCTCGACAAGAAGTATTTGGGACCGCCGGGCAGTGCGTTGCCGGTGGAGGTGGACGGGGACGAGTGGAAAGCGGGAGAAGTCACAACTGGAGGAGGAGAGAAACAATGATTCGAGAATTTGGAAAGCTGTTAGGGATTCATCCGTTGTTAGCGGCGAAGGTGAAGGCGGCAGCCTTGGCGCTGGAGGCTGACGATATCGACGTGGTGGTTTGTGCGGGACTGCGCACGCACGAAGAACAAGCCGAGCTTTACGCGAAAGGTCGCACCACACCTGGGCCGAAGGTAACTAACGCTGCGCCTGGTTACGGCTGGCATGAATTTGGACTAGCCGTCGACGTCGCACCGATTGGTCACGACCGCCAGTCGCGGATTCGCTGGAACGCAAACGATCCGATGTGGGCGGCGATCGAAGCGGCGATGGCGCGTGAAGGTCTGGTGTGCGGCGCGAACTGGCGGACGTTTCCCGACGCTCCCCACGTTCAGCTCACAGGACGGTTTCCGGCAACGCCGAGCGATGAAGTGCGTCGCATCTATGACGAATCGGAGTCGCGCGAAGAAGGAACTGGCATCGATGCGGTGTGGGCGGCGAGCGGTCTGGAGATGCCGGCCGAGGAGGAGAAGGGCGCCGAGCTAATCCGCGTACCTGCGGATCCGAATCCCCCGGCGTTGACGGAAGAAAAACCGCCGGCGATCGAGACTCAGCAAGGCAACGCTGGAGAATCGACTACGGTGGCCAGCGCGGAGGCGGAAACGGCAGCAGGAGCGTCGAACGGCGAAGGAGCTGACCCAACTGCTCCCAACGCTGCTCCCGAGGGAGATCTTGCTGACGGTAAGTGATTGATAAGATGGAGCCGAAGATCGGAATTGAACCGACAACCCCCGCTTTACGAATCAGGGGCGGCTCAGTCGTAGGATACCACGGCGTCCGCGAATCAACTATTTGCGTCCGCCGGGTATCGCGCGCATCCGTGGCTTCTCACGGGCGCTGCTCCCAGAATTGCTCCTGACGGGACCGGACAGAATGCGCGACATCGTCTCGGCGGTGTCGCGCTTCACGCGCCGGATTACATGCGAGTACACGTTCATCGTTACCCGAAAATCTGAGTGACCCAGCAGCTCCTGGACCGCGCGAGGGTGAACGCCTTCGGCCAGCAGCAGACTCGCGGCCGAGTGGCGGAGATCGTGAAAGCGGATCTGCGGCAGGCCGGCCGTTTTCAACAGCGCATGTAGTTCGCGGCCGAGGTTGCGCGGCTCAAGCGGTGTCCCTATCGGCGTCGTAAAGACCAGGCCCGATTCCTTCCAGTACTTCGACGTGTTCCGCTCGCGCAGCTGCCGGCGTCGCTGATCTTCGAGCGCGGCGACCATCGGACGCGACAACTCCAACACGCGGATCCGACTCGCGGCCTTCACCTCCACAATTTCCAGCCGGCTCTTTTTCTTCTTCCCGTCTCCAGAGTCTTCGCCGTCGACGCGCTGTAGTGCTTGCTCGATCGCGAGCGTGCCTTTGTCGAGATCGACGGCGGACCAAGGGAGTCCCGTTACTTCGCCGCGGCTCATGCCAGTGTAGAGCGTTAGCTTGAAGAGATCCCCGAGACGGTGCTTCGCGCAGTGACGCAGGAAGCGTTTGGACTGTGCTTCATCCAAGATCGTCGGAGCGCGTTCGCGCCGGCGTGGCGGATCCGTATCGGCGACTGGATTGGTCGAGATCATTTTCCAGGTGACCGCGGTGCGCAGCGCGTTGCGAAGGACCGAACGGATATCGCGGACGCTGGTCGCTGAAAGTCCTGAGCGCTGGCGTTCGTTGAAGAAGCGCTGCAGCACGGCGGGGTGGAGTGTACGTAAGCGCTCGCGGCCGAGTCCCGGTTTCAGGTGGGTTTCGATCTTGTCTTTGTATCCGGAGTAGGTCGATGGGCGAACGCGATTCTTGGCGACGTCGCGGAGCCAGGTGTCCAGGAAGTCGGAGAGGGTGAGTCGCTCGGGCGCCTCGGAGCGGTGGGTGTCGGCGAGTTCCTTGTTCAGCTTTTTCGCGACGTCTTCACGAGTGCGGCCGCTAAACTTTTTGCGCCAGGGTTTGCCGTTGCGATATCCCAGCCAGAGTTCCGCGCGCCACCTGCGGCTTGCATCCTGGTATATCGAGCCTTCACGATTTCCGCGGCGTTTGGACATAGTGAGTGGCGGAGATCAGAGCGACCGAAAAGAGAAGGACCGCCAAGCATTGCACGAACAGCGCTGGCCAGTCGACGCGAAGGTACTCGGCCAGGGGATCACTGTGGGAGCTGCGCTCGAAGAAATCGGCCGGCAAAGCTGCAGGTGCGTTCTCACCGGGGACTGGAGGGTGCCAGAGCCAAGCGTGGCCCTTATAGGCGACTCGTCCCGTCGCGGCGCCGTGGCCCGCTGGCAACTCTGCCTTCCATGGCACGTATAGAACGCTGAATCCGAGGATCAGCAAACAGAAAAAGGCGATTGTGAATGTGGCTCTCTTCATGGTTTACCTCTCAGCGCCATCAGCATGCCGCGGAGTTCGGCAAGTTGCTTTGCGAGTTCGAAGTTTTGGTTCTCGATACGGTTGAAGCGCTCGTTGACCTGATCCAGAAGATTCTGTGCTCCCGCTTCAGCGGGGAGCGGCGCGTCGGGATCCTCCATCAGATCGAGTAAGCGCTGGATGCTATTGGGACTCGGGGTGATGCTGCCATCCTGGTACTTGTAGAGGGTTCGCTCTCCCACGCCGAGGCGCTTAGCGAGCTTGGATTTTGACCACTTTTCTCGCCGCCGGAGTTCTTCGGCTCGCTTATTGAACTGCTCCGGCGTTTCCGGCACGGGACTCTTTTTTGGATCGTTCACAAAAACCTCTTGACAGGCCATGCCTGATACATGTATTGTCCATGGCGTGGACAGAACAGACAGACAGACGATAGCAAAGCGACGCGCAGAACGCAAGCGTTTTGTTGGCGAGATGCGCTCGCTGAAACAACGCCTGGAGAAGGCGGGAATCAGTCAGGCGGACGTATGTCGCCACTACGTTGAAAAGACGGGTGGGAAAAATCCGGCGCCGCGGTTGTCGCAATTACTGGAAGGGAACACGATGTCACGGCCCTTGCTGGATGCGTGCAACGAACTGTTGGCGGCATCCGAGACGAGCCGGCGTCGAACTCAATCCCCCCAGGAGGTAGCGGCATGAGAAAGGCGACGTTAGTTCGGATGAATCGGCGGTTGGCTGAGGCGGAGGCACGGCAGGCGCGGATGGCAGGTGAAGTCCGCATGCTGGTGCGTGAAGTGAAGGCGCTGGTCGCGGCGCGGTGTGCGGATGCGGATAAGACGCTGCGCGCGATTCAGAAGCCGCAGTTGCGAAGGGCGGCATGAGCGATTTTTCACAAGATGCTGGCGGTGGGGTTGCGACGGAGGCCGGTACCGTGGTCGGGGATCGGGGCATCACTCCAAGCAGACCACTAGAGCCGTTGGAGTCGCGGGGGCTGCAAGCACCTTCTCCAGTAACTGCACGGCTCGCCTCACTGCCAGCTGCACGCGAAGTCCACCCTCCGGATCCGCAGAGCTTTGGCCTCGTCATGGACGACGAAACGATTGAAGCGATTGCCTGGGAGACGTTCGGCCCGTTGTTTGACGACTGGAAGAGGCCAGCAGCGTGAGGCGAGGGACTCCACTTCGCGTGGTGCTGTTTCTGATCGGCGCGTTCATTCTCGCGCTGCTCGCTGGTGCGGTGATCCCGATGGTGAACCGATGACAGAGGCGCAGCTTTTCGCTTACCAGAATCCGTGTGCGCGCGCGTATGAGACGGCGTTACCGAAGTACCGGCGGATCGTCGGGCGGCTGTCGATCATTTTGACGGTGAACAAGTGACTAGACGCATTCGAAGGGCGGCCCGTGTGGCACGCCTCAGTCAGTCGGTTGAGTTTGACGGGAAAGCCGAAGCCGGCGATCCGGTGGAATTTGGACGAGCGGTGCGCGGTGATCGAGGTGGCGTGGCGGCAGTTGAACGGCGTCGGAGTTGAGCCGTCGCGGATCGAAGTGAAGGGGCTGGCGTTTCATGTGCGGCGCAGTTTGAGTCCCGAGGAAATTGCGGGGCTGAGTCCGGAGTGGTTGGCGATACCGGCGATCGATCGAGCAAGCGAATAAGGAGATCACCAATGAGGAAACGGTTTTTAGTCACGTTGGATGCAGTGGTTGGCGGAGCCGATACGCCATCACCCACCGAGGAAGTGATCTGCCATGAGCTGTGCTACGACAGCGGGGTCCTTGCGTTTACGAACCCTCAGGGCAACGTGATCAAGGCGTATGCGAAGGGCTACTGGCTGTCGGTTACGCAACTGGAAGACATAAGGCCCGAGGTATGAGCGAAGCGCTGCTGCTGAGTATCAAGGAAGCCGGGGAGCTGCTCGGGATCGGGCGGACGAAGACGTATGAACTCGTCAGCGGCGGGGCGATTCCTTCGGTCCGGATCGGCGCGCGCGTGCTGGTGCCACGGGCGGAGCTGGTGCGCTGGGTGGAAGCGCAGACGGCGGCGGCGCGTGGTGAGCAGCCAGGAGCATTGATCCCGGTGCCGGCAGGAAACGACGTGCGGTCCTTCGGCAACGGCTATCAGGCAGGACGAGGACGAGCCAGGTGAACGCGGAGTCCACAGCCGCGGTGAAGTCGCCAGCCAGCTTGATCTGTGTCAGCCAGTGCTGCGTTTGTCGCGTGCTGCTGGCCTTGACTTGTCCGAACGGGCATCGCTTCGAGTTTAACGACTCGCTCTTGAAACGGTTGACACCGGAAGAACGCGGTCGGCGAAGCGAGCGGGCCATGGAAATCCTTGGCCGCGGCGAGACGCGCTGTCCGGAATGCAATGCACGCTACGACTTCACGCGGCCGATGTCACACGGGTATTGCGATCCGTGCGGGCAGGATGCGATGAAGCGGGCAGGTGTCGCATGAGCTGGTGGGCGCTCCATCCAACGTTTGCGCAGGAGCGCGCGGATGTTTATCTTCCGGAGTCCACGCCGGCGCATTGGGTAGGGCAGGTGCTGGAGGCGACGTGTCCGTACGACGGCTGTGGACGCGTTACGACCTTTCCGGGACAGGGGCGCGTCTCGGAGTATCACTGCAGCCGGTGTGGGCGATTGGTTCATGTGAGATCGGGGGATCAAAAGTGACGCCATGTGTCGAGTGCAAGGCGACCGGAGTGGAAACACCTGCTACGCGAATTGTGAATGGCCGGTATCTGTGCACGCCTCATTTCCGGGGAACGGCGCCAGTCGCGGCCGTCGCGGAACCGGCGAAGGCGAACGTAACCGAGGAGGTGAACGAAGTGCCACAGCGAACGAAGAGGTTTGACGAAGAGAAACTGCGGGCTGATTTTGAGTCGGGGCTGTCGATCAGCAAGATTGCCGAGCGACATGGGAGCACCTGGGCTACGGTGCGCGCGGGCTTGAACCGGCTGGGTATCGATACGAAGCGACCAGCTGCAGAGCGGGTCACTGAAAGCGGCCCC